GCTGCAAGGCCCTCCTGCTGTCCCTTGATGCCGCAGGCGCGGCGTGCCGCGTTGCGCACCTCGGCGCTGACGCTGTGCGCGAAGCCCTCGGGGTTGAACAGCTCGCGCACCAGGTCAATGCACGCAGCCGTGTCGGGATCGACCTTTGCGGTGTCGAACAGCACGCGGCGGCAAGACGGTTGCTTGGCGCCTTGCTGTACAAGTTCCAGCGCTGCAGCCTCCTGGGGAGCCAGGGGCGCGCCCGGGCGGGGTGCCTGCAGGTTGGTTTCGATCTGGACTTCACCAGGGCCGATGAGGGAAACAGCGATCACGATGGGATTAGCCATGAGCGGCCTCCAGGAGTTGCAGTTGGGATTGATCGGGAGCGGGTTCGCGCAGCGGCTGGACGGCCTGGCAGTGGCCCAGCGTTGTGCGGATCTGGTGGATGGGCGCAGTGACGGACACTCGCATGCCGCGCTTGAGCGTCTTGGCGTATTGCTGGGCTTGGGGCCGCAGGTTGGGTGGGTAAACCAGCTCGGCTTTGACGGGCAGTTGGCCAGGACCGTCGCTGTCAAAGATGACGACGAGCACGGGCATGGGGGTGCTGTCCGGGCCTTGCGGCAGCGTGCGCACCTCGGCGTCTTGCACCAGGGTGCCGGTGATCTGGATCAGAGCCATGGCGTGCCCCCGAAGTGGATGGCGGCTGCGATGGCGGGTGGCGCGACAACGCAGAGCACGGCAACCAGTGCGAGCACGACGACCACCGCCCAGCGGCTGGCTGCACGGCGCTTGGCGCGGCGTGGACGGTGCGGGCCGTCCATCTGGATGGGCGGGCGGCTCATCGTGCGGCCCTCGCGCTGATGGGATTGATGTGGCCGAAGAGGGCCATTGCGCGTGCGATGGCATCAGCGGCGCCGGTGGCGCGGATGGTGTGGCGCGTGCGGCCGCATGTGACGGTGTAGAGGGTCAGCATTTGGACACCTCGCCGTAGATGCGGCGAGCTGCAGCGATTGCGGGCGGCTGGTCCCAAAACAGCAGGCCGCCGCGCGCTGTCAACTGCTTGATGTGTCGCCTCGTTTCGTCCATCACTGCCCAATGGCCAGACCAAAGGGCGTCTGCCACGGGGCCTTTTTTGCGGCGAGCAAACAGGGCGCGTAACTGCTCGGCGTGCCTGAGGGTGTCGCTGGCCAAGGCCAAGTACATGGCCACAGGCGCAGAGAATGGTGCGTGCCTGGTGACGGCTGCCGACATCACAGGCCTCCCGCATCGGCATCGGTCAGCACGACGCCGGCCAGGCCGGGGATGCACATCAGCACGTCAATTACGTGGCTGTCCGGGGGTGGGATGTCGAGGGCGACGTATGCCGCGCTGGCGGACTGCAGGATGTCCTGCTGCACCCGTGCATTCGCGGCGTCGCACATGGCGGCCAGACGATAGGGCCAGAGCAGGCGCTCAGGCTGCTGGATGTGCCGCTGCAGCGGCGTCGTGTCTACGGCGAGAGAGAGGGTGCAGACGTGTGCACTGTCTGCTGTACTGCTGCATTGCATGCCGGGCCTCCTGGGTGATGGAGGGCGCGCGGCTTTGCATGCCGGTGCGCCCGCCTGAGTGATGACTCAGGCAGACGCATTACACCATTTGGTGCATATTAGGTCAACACTGTTTGGTGTATATCTAGAATTCTTCTCCCTTCCAGATCTTCACCACTCGGGCGAACACCTCGAAGTCCATCCCATCAACGATGTCGAATGGGTCATATAGGGGGTTGTAGCTCTTGGCCCGAAGAACAAGTCCATTGATCGTGGGGATGCGTTGCAGTTGCTTCACAAACCCTTCGGTTCCCACTCGAAAGAAGTAGACGCCATCTGTGTCCACCAGCTTTACCCCCCTGTCAACGAGGAGAGGGTCACCTGGGTTAAAGAGAGGCTGCATTGAAGGGCCGAAGCCGGTGACTATGGCGAGATTCTTGGCGCTGGTGATGCGCTGGACATTCATATGTAGCCACTTCTCAGACACGGTCCACTGCTTGATCACGCCCGGTTGATCGGCTAGCACGATCCCGTGGCCCATGCTTCCACCGGTCTCGTACTGCGGGATGCGGATGTCTCCCGCTGACTTCATGGCTGCAGGCTCCGCAGCGATGGTCGCTTCCCCATCAAGGATGGAGTCCTGAAGCTGGTCGAGCCAGCCAGGCAGATGCTCAGGGTAAAAATTTGCCTCCATCCGCCGAGCAATCTTTTCACCGAAAGACTTGCGGCCTTGCAGCATGTCGAGCAGTTGCCGGGTGGGAAGGTCGAAGCGGCGGGCTGCAGCTGACAGCGTGAGTTCATCCACGATCTTTTGTGCGTTGCGGCGGCGAATGTCTGCGATTTCCATAGTGGTTGATTTGACCAGCCCGTAACCATTTGGTGAATTCCCCGAATGGTGATCTTTTATGCACCGTTCGGTGTATAGTCTTGCGTCATGACTACCAAGACGCTGAAGGAATATTTGGGGGGCCTGAGTGGGCCTGCGCGCGAAGACTTCGCGCAGCGTTGCAAGACCTCTTATGGCCACTTGCGGAACGTCGCATACGGCAAGAAGCCTGCTGAGAGCCTTTGCATCCTCATCGAGCTGCACAGTGGGCGCGAGGTGCTGTGCGAGTCCTTGCGCTCAGACGTGATGTGGTGGGTCGTGCGTGGCTCCCATGCCTCGGTGGCAGGAGGCGCGAATGTCTAGCGTCTTGGTATCTATTTTTTCCCCCTCCAGCAACCCGGCAACGTCGCCCGGGATTCGTCTCCTTCCCCAACTTGGTGCCGCACGCGCGGGAAGGCGTGTGCGGCTTGCGTTGCTGGCTGGAGTGGGGCTTTTTTTATCTCGCAGGAGGTTTGCTATGGACCAAGACACTTCGGCGCGGCGGAAGTACTACAGCGCTATGCACCGGGCGGGCCTGTTCACAGCCGGCCAGCTGCGCTATCTCGAAAGATTGCCTGCTGATGGATCTGAGTCAGCAACTCCTTCGTGCTCCCTACATGGCTTCGATAGGCGTCAAGCATTGCCTCGCTGCCCTGGCTGTTCAGCAGATGGCCTTCCACTTCAGGCCCGTTCTTCTCGAATTCTTGTCGGATCGCTTTCAGTGATTGCGCTGGGAGCGTGCGCAGCACTGCTTCAAGCAGCACGGCGGAAGCGATGAGCTGGCCTTGCAGCCTATCTGGGGAAATCTGTTCATCCATGTCCGTACTCCTGTGTGTCTTCGATGGTGTGTGTGGAAGCCTCCATCGTAGCCATGGCAGGAGCGGGCGCCATCCTGAAATTTCCAGCGTTCAAGGGGAGCCCCAATGACTCGCCGCTACTCCAGCGCCGATTGGCGCGACATCTTCTACAACGCTGTACGCGAGGCGCCGGGCGGTGTTACTGCTGCGGCCGCGTTTCTCACGGACCGGCGCGAGAAGGCCATTCACCCGGAAGACCTGCGCCGCCGGCTGCGTGGTGCTGACGGAGAGTCGCTGAGCACAGAAATGCTTGAGTTGCTGAGCGAGTGGCTGATTGACATGGGCAGGCCGGATGCCAGGCGCTGGCTCCAGTCTTTCAACGCGCGGTTCTCGATGGCTGCGGCGTACCTGCCGCCGCCGCCAGAAGGTGGCTGGGCCTGCGAGGCCTCGGCCATCAGGCAGAAGGTCATGCAGATCACAGCAAAAAACGGTTTGCTCGCCGGGATCTGCTCTCGCGTGACGGAAGACAACCAGATCGACAGCACTGAGTGCGATGAGCTGGAAGCGGGCTGCATGGAAATCATCGAGCTGGTGTTCCGCCTGCGCCGCAATGCGCGCCGTGCTGCTGGCAGGTCGGAGGACTTCACATGAGGCCTGCAGGCGAAGTGAGCACCACGCTGCTGCATGTGGTGGAGAGCCTTTGGACGCCCGAGCGCGGTCCAACGCTCAGCGAGATTTCAGCGGCGGCTGCTGTCGCTGGTGTCGCGGTATCTGCGGCCCGCACCACGGTGGCCAACATGAAGCGCTATGGCCGCCTGGTCATTTGCGGGGAACGCAAGGTGCCAGGGCGCAATAGGCCAGCAGCCGAGTACGGGCTGCCCCAACCGATTTCTAAAACCGCCGCGAACGATGCGGCTTTCGGCCTGGCACAGGCCATTCAACTTTGGGGGTAGTTCTCTGATGGGTTCGTTGCATGTCGTCGGTGTTGGGGACGCCGATGTGATGTTTTCGTGGGTGCGTGGAGGCCGCTATGTCTGACGAAAAGCCAGCATTGCCCGCCGCCCCGGTCCCGGTGTGGGACAGCATTCCCGCTGAGCTTGCGCAGCGTCAGCAATGGGTGCTGTGGAAGTTTGAATGGGATGCCCGTCGCTCGGCCTGGCTCAAGGTGCCGTATTACGTGGGTGGTGGCCGCCGTTCCGGCGATCAGGGCAGCGACAGGGACCGCCAGCGGCTTGCAACACTGCCGGTGGTGCGTTTGGCCTTCGAGCGCAAGCAGGGGCTTGCGGATGCGTGGAGTGGGATCGGCTTTGGCTTCCTGCCGGGTGATGGGCTTATTGGCATCGACCTGGACAAGCATGTGGACCCAGCCACTGGGGAGATGTCTGAGCGCTGCAAAAAGATCATTGCGGCCTTCCACACGTTCACGGAAATATCACCCAGCGGCACGGGCGTGCATCTGTACCTGCAGGGGCATACGCAGACGGCCAAGAGCAATGACATCGGCGTAGAGATGTTTTGCGAGCGGCAGTATTTCACGGTCACGGGCAGGCATGTGGCGGGCACGCCCGTGGAGGTGTCGCAGGCCGATGAATCGGCGATCCGCCGCATGCATGCCACGATTCAAGAGGCGAAGGAAAAGCGGCAGGCGCCTGCATCTCCCCCGCCTTCCCGGCCAGCGCAGCAGGTCGCAGGGGTCGGTGAGGGCCGCAATGATTTTGCTCACGTCAACGAGCAGGCGATGCGTGCCTTGCACGTCTGGGTGCCTGCCCTGTTTGGCGGGCGTGAGCAAAGGAGCCCGAAGGGCTATCGCATCACATCCAAAGCGCTGGGCCGAGACCTTCAGGAGGACATTTCCATCCATGCCGATGGCCTGGACGATGGGATCATGGATTGGGGTGTGGCGGATATGGGCGATGCGCGCGGAGGCCGCCGCTCGCCCATTGATCTTGTGATGGAGTGGGGTCCTGGGACGGCCAAGCCGGCCGAGGCCTTGAAGTGGCTCGCTGGCGTGCTGGGCATCGTGCTTCAGCCCCCAAAACCAAATCGCGCGAACGAGCGTGCTCCCGCTGGGGGGGATGCTGTTGCGCCAGACGCTGCTGAGACTGCTGCTGGGGACGGCGGCGATGCCGACAAGCCCAAGAAGGGCAAGCGCAAGCCGAGCCATGACGGCGAGTTGACGGCGCTCTATGACAAGCTGGTGTGGGGCAAGAACTCATACATGGACTGCCGTCCCAACGTGATGTATTGCCTTCAGCTGGACCCAGCCCTGGCAGGCCTGGCCCGATACAACACCTTCACGATGGCCGTAGACCGCAGCCGCGAGGCGCCATGGGGACGGGAGGCGGGCGCCTGGGATGAAGAGGACGACATGATGCTGGGCGAGTATCTGTTGCAGTCGCACTCGCTCAACATCAACTCCAAGGGCACGCTGCGGGACGGTGCTGTCATGGCTGCCCTGCAGGACAAGTACAACCCGATTGAGGATCTGATCCGTTCCGAGACATGGGATGGTGAGCAGCGGCTTGAGCACTGGCTTACCAAGGTATACGGCATCGAGGAGCGGCCCTATACGCGCCTCATCGGCAAGTGTTTCATGATGGGCCTGGTCAACCGCGCCATCAACCCGGGCTGCAAGTTCGACTACATGCTGATCCTCAAGGGGGATCAGGGCCTCAAGAAGTCATCGGCCTGGCGTGCACTGGCCTACCCGTATTTCACGGACAACGCGATCCGTGTGGGCGACAAGGACAGCCAGCTGGCCCAGCAGATGGCCTGGATCGTGGAGTCGGCCGAGCTGGAGTCTCTGAACAAGGCCGAGTCCACGGCGATCAAGCAATACCTCTCAGCACAAGAGGACTGGTTCCGCCCGCCGTATGGCGCGCAGATGGTCAAGTCCAAGCGCCATTTCGTCAACGTGGGCACCACGAATGCCGACACGTTCCTGCGTGATGCCACGGGTGATCGCCGCTTTTGGCCGCTGGAGGTGCACCAGGTCAACGCGGACGCATTGATCGAGATGCGCGGCCAACTGCTGGCCGAGGCGCTGCATCGGCTCAATGCCGGCGAGCGCTATTGGCCGGACAGGGATGAGGAAAAGACCTTGATCTTTCCTGAGCAGGAGCCTTTCAAGCGGTCCGATCCGTGGGAAGACCTGTTGGATGCCTATGTCAACGGCAACGATGGCCTGCATGTCAACGATCCCGCTCCGATGCGACGCCAGTTCTTCCCGCGCACTGAGCTGTATCAGGTGCTGCAGATCAAGCCCGACAGGGTGGACAACGCGGGCCAGATGGACACGCGGATCAGCAATGCCATGAAGTCGCTTGGCTTCAAGGTGCACAGGGAAAGCACCGGCCTGCGCAAGCGGGGCTTTCTCCGGCAGCCCAAGGATGCTGTCACGCCTGTGCTGGCTGCCGCTCCTGCTGCGCAGGAAGCCCCTCAATGGCCCTACGACGCTTCGGGGGAGGGTGATGACCTCCCGATCTGATTTCAACGCTGTGGAGCACAGCGGGATGCCTTGCGGGCTGGTCACGCCCCGGCTGGGTGGATGCGTCTGCATCCGCGTTGCCGGTCCTGTCGCCACCGCCGTCCTGCCGTCCACCGTTCGTCCACCCCGGGGTGGACGGCGTAAGTGATTGATTTACCTGGGTGAATCGGCGATCCGTCCACCCGTCCACCGCCGCGTGCAGACGTGTGCACATGGGCGTGTGTGCGGACAGGCGGGCGCGTGTCTGCGCGCTCGCGTGCGGGCAGTTTTTTATTTTTTTCTGTGGTCGGGATGGACAGATGGACGGATTGAGGATTGGCGCGGGTTTGCGCCGTCCTCCTCTCGTCCACCAGCCGTCCATGCCATTGATCTGTTGGGGAGTGGGAATGAACAAACCAGCCAGCTTGAGGGACCGGATGCCGGAGACGGCGGATTGGGTGGACCAGAAGCGCGTCGAGTGGGGTAGGGACTACGTGGACTCGTGCATCCGCCGATCCTTGCGCGGCGAGCCGGGATGGTTCTATGCGATGGAGGGTGGCAAGGTGCTCGGCACGCCCTGGCCCATGGATGCCCTTGCGCCATTGGTCGGCAGCGGCACCCGCACAGTGGCACAGATGCAGGCTGCTGCGGTGCTGCTGGGTGTTGGCTTCGCTGGGTTCATGCGTGAGCCGGAAGGGAATGCACATGGCGCGCATTGAGCGGATCAGGCAGCGGCTGGAGAACTGGGCACTGTGGAGATCCAGGCTCGACAGCAACAGCCTTGGTTATCACACGGTCAACGTGCTGGCGGTGGATGTCTGGGGACGCAACAGCTACAACGGCAGCCAGATCCCGCACGTCGAGCAGGAGGCGGAGGAGACGGACCATGCAGTGCAGGAGATGGAGCAGGCAAAAGCTCATCTCTATGACACGGTGTATGCCTACTACCTGCAAGACCTGGGAGTGTCGAGCATCGCCCGCAACTTGGGCAAGGGGCAGAGCACTGTCCATGCTCAGCTTGGCCAGGCAGACCAGTTCATCGACCGATGGCTGCAGGAGCAGCAACGCATCAGGGAAGAGCGCGAGGCGCTGGCCCGTGGCCGTGAGTACATGCGGCGCGCGGGGAGTTTTACAACATAGAGAGTTGGGCTACATTTGCGGCAAGCTAGTGCTCAGTGACCCCAACCACTGGATACATGCCAGCCCCGCCCGGTGCAGACCCGGCGGGGCTTTTCTTTTGGCTTCACAGGAGACATCGCCGTGCCATCAGCTGCCCCGCGTCCGTGCTCGCATCCGGGCTGTGGCGTGCTGGTCCGTGATGGCACGGGCCGGTGTCCAAAGCATCCGAAACAGTCCTGGGCAAAGAAGCCCGCAGCCGCCAAGCGCGTGACAGGCCGCAAGCTCCAGCAGCTGCGCAAAGAACTGTTCGAGCGTGAGCCGCTGTGCCGGCCCTGTTACCGCAAGGGCATCGTGACCCTTGCGACCCAGCGGGACCATGAGATCCCATTGGAAGAGGGCGGGACCGATACCAAAGACAACGAGCAACCCATTTGCGCCGACTGTCATGACGAGAAGTCAAAGGCTGAGCGCGCGCGCGGGGTGCGGCGTGCTTGGGCTGGATATCGGGAGGGGTGAGCCCGCCCGAGGGTGGGCCGGCCGGGCCAGGGGTGCCCGGTCGGCTGATGGGGGACCGAGGCAGGGCCGAGGGGGTAGGGGGTGTCCGAAGTTTCGGCCCTTTTGTGTGGAAACCGACCGCTCCGTGGAATTTTTGCACGCGCAGGTTTCGGGGGGTGGGGGGGTAGGAGGTAGACCATGGGACGACGAGGCCCGGCCGCGAAGCCGGTGGAGCTGAAAGTGCTGGAAGGCAACCGGGGCAAGCGCCCGATGTCGGTGAACCTGGACAGCACTTTCCGGCCAGAGGCGGGAATGCCGCCAGTGCCGAAGGGCCTGAGCCCTGGCGCGCGCAAGGTGTGGAAGCGCCTGGGCGCAGAGCTGCTCCGCTACAACCTGATCTCGGTTGTGTATTCGGACATCTTCGAGGAGCTGTGCGAAACCGTTTCCGATGTGAAGGAACTGCGCCATTCGCTGCGCGCCCGCCAGAACCTGCTGCGGGCCGAAGGCAAAGACCCGATGGGTGCCTTCGAGGTGACCAGCCCGAACGGGATGCCCATGCAGCACCCCCGTTATCAGATCCTCAAAAGCGAACGGCAAATGATGCTGTCGCTGCTGGCCAAGTTCGGCCTGAGCCCGGCCGAGCAGGCCAATGTGACAACCGCCATCCGCGCGCAGCTGCAGCTCTTCGAGGGCGATGCGCCGAAGGATGTGCAATCCCCGGCTGCGCCCGCTGCCGCCCCGGCCTCTCCGCGAGGGTTCACCGACTTCGACTAGCTGCCATGACCCGACCTCAAGCCGAGTATTTCGAGCGCGCAAAGGCTTACGCCAGGCGCGTGACGAAAGGGCAGGAGGTTGCGGGCAAGTACGAGCGGCTGGCCTGCAAGCGGTTCCTGCGGGATCTGGATCGCCAGGGTGCCGAAGATTTCCCGTATGTGGTGGACGTGCGCCTGGGTGGCCGGGAATGCCAGTTCCAAGAGCTGCTCTGCCATATCAAGGGCGAGTGGGCCAAGCCAGTCTATGAAGACGGGATGGTGCGCTACGCGAAGATTCGCTTGGAGGACTGGCAGATCTTCTGTGAGTTCAACCTATTCGGCTGGGTGCACGCGAGCACCAGGCTGCGCCGGTTTCGCCGCAGCTACGAAGAGGTGGCGCGCAAGAATGCGAAGAGTACGCGCGCCGCCGGCCGTTGCCTGTACCTCGCCTTTGCGGACGATGAGCCCGGCGCGCAGGTCTACAGCGCAGCCACGACAGGCGAGCAGGCCCGTGAAGTGTTCGACACGGCGCGCGAAATGGTGCTGCGTGACAGCGAGTTCCGCGAGCGCTTCGGCGTCACGGTGGGCCGCCACGACATCAGTTGCCCGAGCACGGCCAGCAGCTTCAAGATCCTGAATGCCGAAGCCAGCACGCAGGACGGCCTGAACGTGCACGGCGCCGCCGTGGATGAGGTACATGCGCACAAGAAGCGCGACCTGTGGGATGTGATCGAGTCGGCGGACGGTGCCCGCAGTCAGCCGCTTATTTCGGCCATCACCACGGCCGGCAAGGACACGGGCGGCATCTGCTTCGAGCTGCGCAGCTACACCATCAAGGTGCTGGAGGGAACGCACGTCGATGAGACGTGGTTCGGGGTGATCTACACCATCGACGAGGGAGACGATTGGAAAGATCCAAAGGTCTGGCGCAAGGCGAATCCGAACCTGGGCATCAGCGCCAAGGTGGACAAGCTGGAGGCCACGAAAACCAAGGCGCTGGCGACACCCAGCAGCCGGGGCAACTTCCTGACCAAGCACCTGAACGTGTGGACCAATGCCGGCACCAACTGGATGGATATGGAGGCGTGGAATGCCTGTGCCGATACCTCACTGCGAGAAGAGCAGTTCACCGATGAGGAGTGCTATGCGGCCTCCGACCTGGCCGAGAAAAACGACTTCGCGGCCAAGGTCAAGATCTTCCGGCGCGGCGAGATGTGGTTCGTGTGCACACGTCTGTACTACAACCAAGTTGCGGTGCAGGAGAGCAAGACGGCGCAGCTGTCGGGCTGGGTTGATGAAGGATGGATCAAGGTCAGCCCTGGCAACCTGACCGATTTCGACATGATCGCGGAAGACCTCAAGGCCGACCGCGACATGCACGACCTGAAGGAAGCCGCATACGACCCTGCGCTGTCCAGCTACTGGGCGCGCAAGCTGATCGATGAGGGCCTGCCCATGGTCGAGATCACGCAGCGCAGCCTGTTTTTCACGCAGCCCCTGCAGGAGCTGGAAGCCCTGGTCCTGGCCGGCAAGGTGCGCCATGACGGCAATCCCTGCATGAGCTGGATGGTCAGCAACCTGGTGGTGCTGACCAGCAAATACAACGAGCTGAAAAGCCCGACCAAGAACCGCAAGGAAGACAAGATCGACGGCGCCATTGCCATGCTGATGGCGTTCGGCCGTGCCTTGGCCCTGGCGGAACCTCAAACCGACAAGCGCCAGAAAGCCAAGGCTTTCTGGGCGTCATTTGCAGAAGCGAACAGCACATGAGCCCAATCCGAAAAGCGGTGCTCGGGGCGATGGCCTGGGCGCTCAAGGGCACCGACCTGGCCCTGACCAACCCGCAGGGCTGGAATGTCCTGGGCGTAGGTCCGACCTGGGCAAAGGTGCCGGTGGGCGAGTTGACGCAGTTGAAGATCACTGCGTCATGGTCTGCGATCCGGCTGATTGCCGAGACCGTGGGCACCATCCCGCTGCACCTTTACCGCACCACACAGAAGGGGCGGGAGCGGGCCAAGGATGACGCGCGCTACACGCTGGTGCATGACCAGCCCTGTGACTACATGACGGCCCCCGAGTGGAAGGAAGCCATGGTGGTGAGCCTCGCTACCATGGGCCAGTCCTACAACCCGGTGGACCGCATGGAGTCCACGGGGCGCATCCTGCAGATCCAGCCGGTGCACAAGTCCCGAGTACAGCCCGAGGTGCAGCAGGACGGGTCAATCGTCTACTGGCTCACCGACCGCCAGGGCCGGCGCATCAAGCGCCGGCGCGAGGACGTGATGCCCATCCGGGGCTTTGGCGGTGTGGGTGATCTGGAGGGCTATGCCCCGCACCAACTGCACAGCAACAGCCTGGCTCTGGCCGTGGCGCTGGAAAAGTATGCGGCCGAGTTCTTCGGCAGCGGTGGCCGGCCCCAAGGCATCTTGAAGACCACGGCGGACTTTGGCGAACAGCAGCGCGATCAGATCCGCGCGGGCTTCGCGCAGTACCTCAAGGAGTCGCGGGACAAGGGCGAGCTGCCGGTGCTGGACGGTGAGACCGACTATCTGGCCATCAGCACCCCGAACAACGATGCGCAGTTCATCGAGTCGCGCAAGCTGCAGATTGCCGAGGCGGCGCGCATCTACCGCGTGCCTCTGCACATGCTGATGGAAATGGACAAGGCCAGCTATGCCAACACAGAGCAGGCCAACAAGCATTTCCTGGACTACACGCTGATGGCGTACCTGGTGCGGATCGAGGCCGGGTTGAACAGCAGCCTGTTGACGCCGGCCGAGCGGCGCGCTGGCATGTATTTCCAGTTCGATGTCCGTGGCCTGCTGCGTGGCGACAGCACGCAGCGCGGCGAGTACTACGTGAAGCTGCGCACGGCCGGTGCCATCACGCAAAACGAGATCCGCGAGCTGGAGGACATGCCGCTCATCGACGGTGCAGACGACTTGCATGTGCCGCTCAACATGGCCCCCTCGGACCTGCTGGGGGAGATCCTGACCCGAAACAAAGGAGGCGCCTGATGGACCGCCTGACCGCACCGATTGAAATCAAGGAAGCCAAGGCAGACGGCACGTTCACCGGCTATGCCGCCGTGTTCAACAACGTCGATCTTGGCCGGGACGTGATCATGCCCGGCGCTTTCCGCGCGATGAAGGAAACGCGCGACGGCAAGGTGCGCATTGCCATGAACCACGACCTCAAGCGTCTGGCCGGCAAAGCCAAGTGCACGCAGGATGAGCACGGCCTGCGCGTCGAAGGGCAGCTCGCACTGGGCGTGAGCTACGTGCAGGACGCCTATGAGTTGATGAAATCCGGCGTGCTCGATGGCCTGTCCGTGGGCTTCGACATCGTGCCAGGTGGTGCCACCTGGGAAGAGCGCGATGGCGACTATGTGCGAATCATCACAGACGCGGTGCTCTGGGAATTTTCCCTGGTGCCGTTCGGCATGAACCCTGAAGCGCTGGTGGAGACCGTCAAGGCCGCCACCACGATTCGTGATTTCGAGGCGCAGCTGCGTGGCCTCGGATACAGCCAGCGCGAGGCCAAGGCCTTGGCTGCTGGCGGCTTTCAGTCGCTGGGCCGCCGGGACGGCGACCCGGACAGCGAGACGCTGGCAGACAACCTCAAGCAACTCACGCACGCATTTACCTGGAACTGAAAACATGCACTGCATTACCCGAAAGCGCGTCACTTACGCATTCCTCGCTGTCCTGGCGATCCTGGCCGTTGCCAGCGCCATGGGCGCTCCCATCGTTGCGCCCGATGCCTGGGCCGGTCTCGCTGCCGCTGGCGCCCTGCCTGTGGCCCTGACGGGTGAGGTGGGCGGCGATATCCGCAAGGCAATCGACCAACTGACGGATACCGCGAAGGCGGCCAAGGAAACCGTTGAGCAAGTCCGCAAGGCGCATACCGAGCTGGACGGCAAGGTGTCCAAATTGCATGACGAGATGAAGTCCGGCATGGTCGATGCCACTACCAAGGCCGCATTTCAGGATGCTGTCCAGAAGGTGGACAAGGTCGAGAAGGCTTTGGAAAAGGTCAACGATGAAGTGGCCGAGATCGCCAAGAAGGCCGCCAACCTGCTGGGCGGTGGCGGCGACCAGAAAAAGAGCCTGGGCCAGATCGTGGGCGAGTCCGAAGTTTGCAAGAGCTATCGCGGTGGCGTGGCCGAGCTGGCAACGATGAATGCGCCCCTGTTCGGCAAGGCCGCGATCACCAGCGGCCCGGCAAGCGCCGGTGCGCTGATCCTGCCGCACCAGGCTGGAATCGTCATGGGGCCTGATATGGCGCTGACGGTGCGCGATCTGTTCATGGCCGTGAGCATCGCTACGAACTCCGTCGAGTGGGTGCAGGAAAAGCTCTTCACGAACAATGCCGGCTCTCGCAATGGCGAAGGCAACGCGCTGCCCGAGTCCGGCCTGACGTTCGAGAAGAAAAGCTCGCCCGTCGAAAACATCGGCCACTGGATTCCCGCCAGCCGCCAGGTGCTGGCCGACGCGCCGCAGCTGCAGGGCCTGGTAGATGGCCGCATGCGCCAGGGCCTGAAGATCAAGGAAGACGCGCAGCTGCTGTTCGGTGACGGCACCAATGGCAACCTGCTGGGCCTGACGCCGCAAGCGGTGGCATTCAGCGCTACCGGCATGCCTGCCGTGCCCTCGGGTGGTCCGGCCCATACCAAGCTGGACTATCTGCGCTGGGCCTTCCTGCAGGTTGCCAAGGCGCAGTATCCGGCCACCTTCGCGGTGCTGAGCCTGGAAGACTGGGCACTGATCCAGATGATGAAGACCAACGACGGCGCCTACATCTTCGGCACGCCCACGGATGGCGCCGCGCCGCGTGTGTGGGGCAAGACCGTGGTTGAGAGCCATGCCATGGCGGCCGACGACTTCCTGGCCGGCAGCGGCTTCGCGGCAACGATCTATGACCGTGAGGAGGTCAGCGTGCGCGTGGCCGAGCAGCATGCGGACTTTGCGATCAAGGGCATGGTGGCCCTGATCGTGGAAGAGCGCCTCGGCTTCACGGTGGAGCGCCCCTCTGCCATCGTGGCGGGCCAGTTCCCCGCGCCGTAAACGCCCCCTCAACCCTCGGCCAAACGCCAGCCTTTGCGCTGGCGTTTGGCATTTCTGGACTGGAGAGAAGACATGGAAGTAGCAAAGACATTCGAGCGCGACGGCAAGCGCTACCGCCCGGGCGACCCGTTGCCCGATGGCCTGGACGCAGTGACCCTCGCGCACTACAAGCGCCACGGCATGGTCCGCGAACCTCGCGCCAAGATGCTAGGCCCGGCCGAGAAAAAGCCCGCTGGCCCCCCCAGCCCGGCGCAGCCCCCGACGCCTCGCCGCAACAGCTCGCCCAAGCCGGCGCATACGGCGGGCCTGCAGGCGGCAGGGCAGGGGGCTGCAACAGAAACCGTGCCGCCGGCGCCGCTTCCTCCCACAGATCCCACGCCGCCGGCAGATCAGCCGGCCGCCGCTGGCGACGGCGCGGCGAGCGGCGAGGCGGCGGGCGCGCAAGCGGGCGGAGCCGCACCAGTGGATGCAGCTGCAGCTCAAGAGCCCGCCAAGGAGTGAGCATGCCCAAGCCGCTGGTAAGCCTGGAGCAGGCAAAGGACCATCTCAGGGTGGTGTCCAGCCTGGAAGATGCTGACATTCAGCTCAAGCTGTCGGCGGCAACGGGAATGGCTGTCAGCTACCTGGACCGAGGGGTTTTCGCAGACCAGGCGGATCTTGATGAGGCCTTGGCCGCTGACACAGCCGGCCCGCTGCCAATGGTGTGCACGGACATGGTTCGCGCGGGCATTCTGCTGATCCTGGGCGACCTGTACACCAACCGTGAGGAGGTGGTCACGGGGACCATCGCAACACGGTTGCCCACAGGCGCCCGCGCATGTTTGCGGCCGTTGCGGCGCATGGGGTGCTGACATGCAGGCCGGCAAGCTCAATGAGCGGATCACTCTGCAGCGCCTGGCCATGGGCCAGGACAGCAGCGGCGGCATGGTGCGGCAGTGGGTGGATCTGGCAAAGGATCTGCCCGCCAGCCGGCGCGACTTCTCGGGCTCGGAGCGCCCCGCCACCGGCGCCGCTGGCGGCATCGTGGCCGTGGCCCGTACCGAGTTCACGATTCGCTGGATGCCCGGTATCGACGCCACCATGCGGGTGCTGCATGAGGGCGAGTGTCACAACATCCAGCACGTCAACAACTTCGCAGGCCGGCGCGAATCGCTGATCCTGACCTGTGAAACGGGGGTCAACGATGGCTGACAAACCCGAGATCACAGGCGTGCCCGACCTGACTGCAGCCTTCCGCGAAGTCCGCGAGGACATGGCGCAAAAGGTCTCGCGCCGCATGGTGGTCGCTGGCGGCAAGGTGATCACCAACCGTGCCAAAGCGATTGCCAAGGCAAACGGATCGGTGATCACCGGCGCCATGGTCGAAAACATCGCCATCAAGCGCGAGCCCAACGCCCCGGACGGGACCGCGCAGTATCACATCGGTGTGCGTCACGGCCGCGACCAGACCAAGCGCGTACAGGCCAAGGGGCAAAAGCGCCTGGTCGTGAGCCGGGGTCGCATCAAGGTGCGGCGCGACAACGACCCGTTCTATTGGCGCTGGGTCGAGACCGGCCGCCGTGTGGTGCCTGCATCGGTCAAGTCTGGCGTCACGACATACACGCAGCGGCTTCGCAATGGCCGCGTGGTAGTTCGCACGCGCAAGTACGAGGCCACAAGCCTGCGAGCGCGCCGGCGGGCGGCCTCGCAGGGCGTGGTCGGCCGCAAGCCGTTCATTGAGCCCGCGCTGCAGCAGGAGCGTGACAACGCCATCACGGCCATGGACCAGGCGCTGCAGCGCTACCTGGCCAGCGAAAGAAAGAAGGGAGGCGCATGACTGCAGGCCCGAGCATCCATCAGCGTCTGCTGCCTGCTCTCAAAGCGGTGCTGGCCAATACCTGGTGGCTTGAGCTGCCGGCCCGCCCGACTTGGCCAGCGGCTGTTTTCAGCGTCGAGACGGCACCGGAGCCCGGATGGTGCGCCGGCGGCGGCTACGACGCACACGACGCCACGGTGATCGTGCTCAGCCGCAGCGCGGTCGAGCTGGACACCCTGCTGCCGACCAGCGGCGGCGGCAGCGTGCGCGCGGCTGTCGAGGCCATGGAGCACTACCAATGGGAAGTGGGCTGCGAGGACGCGGACTATGAAGACGATCCGCAGGTCTACGCCCGCGCCCTAATCGTGCGCTTGCGCACGCCCCGATTCACCACAGCAAAGGACACGCCATGACGGCAAAGAAAGACAAGGACGAGGCAGTGCACACGTCTGCACCGGCCCCGCAGAGTACCAAGCCGGCGAAGCCCGCGCACCACCAGGCCACCACGCTGCCGCCCCCGGATGAATTCCACGGCAAGGCGGGCCGCTACGTGCGCGATCCCGCAACCGGCGTGCGCGTGCCGCAGGACTGATCGCCAGCCCTATCCCTCAACCTCTGAAAGGAACCCCCATGGCAAAGTCCATGAAACAGATGCTGCTGCTGGCCATGGTCCAGACGGCGGCGGGCACTGCGGCCACGCCTACGGCGGCGGCCAATGCCATCCTGTGCCGGGCGCTGATGCCCGAGCCCATCACGGCTGACCAGGTGGCGCGCGATCTGATCCGCCCCTACAAGGGCAACAGCGGCAAGCTCACGGCCGGCGAGCATCGCAAACTGTCGTGCGAAGTGGAAATCGCCGGGAGCGGCACGCCAGGCGTGGCGCCTGCCTATGGCGATCTTCTGCAGGCCTGCGGCTTCGCGGAAACCGTCACGGCCGGCACTGACGTGCAATACACGCTGGTGAGCGGCGGTGAGCCGCTGCTGACGTTGTATGGCTATCTGGATGGCACGCTGTTCAAGCTCGTGGACGCCAAGGGTACGGTCAGCTTCGAGCTGAACCCCAAGGGCATCCCCGTCATGAAATTCGAGTTCCTGGGCGCCTACTCCAAGCCGGAGGAGGGCGCCATGCCCACGGGCGTGGATTACTCGAAGTTCATGCAGCCCAAGGTCGTTGGCAAGACCAATACGCCCACGCTCACGATCTTCGGGCACAGCGCCTGCACCAGCGCGTTTTCGGTCAACCTGGCCAATCAGTTGAACTGGCGCGAGCTGATCAACTGCGCAGGCGCGGCCAGCCCCGACCGCCAGCCCACGGGCTCCATCACCATGGAGTTTCCGAAGGTCACGACAAAGGACTGGACCGAGATCGTGCGCAACAGCGAGCGCGGCGCGGCCGTGATCGTCCACGGTGTGGACCCCGGCAACATCGTTGAGCTGCAGATGCCCAACATCCAGCCCGGCCCGTTCACGCTCAGCGATGACCAGGGCGTGGCAATGATGGCTTTGCCCTTTGACCTGGTGCCCATCGTCGGCGATGACGAATTGGTGCTGATCGTGCGCTGACGTGATTCCCTTCCGCCAGAGGCCGCCTTGTGCGGCCTTTTGCTTTTGGTGCTCGCACGGGCCGCCGTGCGCCACCGCATCCGCTTCCCTTATTCAACAACTCTGGAGTTCATCCATGTTCAATCTCACCCCCTCGGAAACCTTCAAGGAAACCGTAAAGATTCAGGTCAAGACCGAAAGCGGCTCTTGGCGCGAAGAGTCGTTCACGGCGATTTTCCAGCGCTCCGATGAAGAGCGCCGCCAGGAACTGCACAACAAGCCCTTTGCGGAAGTCGTGGACGAATTCTTGGTGGGCTGGGAAATGAAGGATCTGCAGCGCATGCCCGTCGAGTTCACCCCGGACAACAAGGCCGCGTTCATGCGCCTGCCTGCCGCCGTGCGTGAAACGGCCATTACGTACCTGCGCACCAACGCGGGCGCCAAAGAAAAAAACTGATCGAGGCCGCGCGCTGGTGGGCGGGCATTCGCCCCTCGCCGGCCGATCCCTTCGCGCCGCAGGAATCCATGCTGGATGCAATGCGCGCGATGGGGGCGCCGGCCGGGGACATCGAGCGCGTGGCACAGGCCATTGCCGAGCAGCGCGCGGCCGTCGAGCAGCTCCCCGAGGAATTCGGGGTCTACCGCGATAACTGGCCCGTTGTCACGGCCTGGCGGGCGCTGGAAACGCAATGGCATTACGCGGGCATGGATGGCACCCGCATGGGCCTGCACTACGGCTGCGCCTCCGCCTGGCTGGACATGTTCGTGCCCCAGCGGCAGCGCCGCAAGGTCATGGTGGGCCTGATGGTCATGGAGCGCGGCGCGCTCGCGGCCATGAATGAAATCCGAGAACAAAGCAAGGAGGACTAGCAATGTCTGCATTGGGATCGCTGGTCGTCAAGCTCGCGCTGGAGTACGCGCAATTCAGCCAGGGGCTGCAGTCCTCTGAGCAGGACGTGAAGCAGCACGCCAAGCGCGTGCAGGATGCCTATGACAACATGGCCGCCGGCGTGTCGGCCCGCATGGACAGCCTCAAGGGCGCTGTGCTGGGCGCCATCGGCGGCGCGATCAGCGTGGTCGGGATCACCTCGGCCATCGCCAAGATCAAGCAGGAAACCATCGACGCCGAAAAGGAGCAGACCCAGCTCGCGGCCGCGATCAAGTCCACAGGTGGCGCGGCTGGCTGGAGCGTTGAACGGCTCAACGCCATGGCCGACAGCATGGAGAAAACCAGCACTTTCAGTGCCGGTCAGATCAACCGGGCGCAGACCCGCATGCTCAGCTATGCGGGCGTGGTGGGCGAGCAGTTCCCGCGTGCCATGCAGGCCGTGATCGACATGTCCGAGCGCATGGGCTACGAGGTCACGGCCTCGGCCGAGACCATCGGCAAGGCGCTGGACGTGCCCAGCGAAGGGCTGACGGCGCTGTCAAAGCAGGGCTTTCGGTTCACGGATGCGCAAAAGGAACTGGTCAAGCAGTTCGAGCGCACAGGTCAGACGGCCAAGGCGCAGGACATCATCCTGCAGGCCCTGGAGTCCAGCTATGGCGGCGCGGCCCAGGCCGCCCGGGACACGCTGGGCGGTTCGCTGACGGCTGTTGGCAACACCATCAACAGCCTCATGACGGCGGATAGTGCGAGCCTGCCAGGCCTGCGCGATAGCGTCGAAGGGCTCAATAGCACGCTCAACAGCGATGACGTTCGCAACGGCTTCCAGACCCTGATCAGCGGGCTGATCGACGTGGGCAGCTTTGCCGCCAGCAGCATGGCTGGCATCGTCAAGCTGGGCCAGGCCGTGGCCGAGCACAAGGGCGAAATCGGCGTGGTGCTGGGCATGATCGCCGGCACGGCCACGGCTGCCGGGGCGCTGCAGGTTGCCAATGCCATCGGCGCCGCTGGCGGCGTCTGGGGGGCATTGACCAAGGTTCGCGGCGCGGTGATCGCGCTGAGCCTGGCCCTCGCGGCGAACCCGGCCACCCTGGTGCTGCTGGGCATTGGTGCGGCCACGGGCGCTGCCATTGCGTCGAACCTGGGCGACCCAGTGGGTGACAGGCTCAGCAAGGAAATCGAATTCCAGACCGAGCGCCTGGCACAGGCCGAGGCACTGCTTGCGCGCGCTGGTGGCCCCAAGGGGCAGATGACGGCCAAGCTTGAAGAGCGCATTGCCGGCATCAAGAGCCATCTGGATGTCTTGCGAACTGCCGCCGGCGCGGCAAAGCCAGCCGTTGAGGAGGTGGCTACTCAGGTTGCCGGGGTGGCGGCTGCCGCCAACAGCACGCAGATCCCGCTGGGCCAGTCCGAAGACTGGATCAAGAAATACGGCACGGCGGCGCAGAAAGCCGCGCTGGAAGTCGAGGAATGGAAACGCAAGCTCGGCTCTGCATTCACGCCCGAGATGCAGCGCCAGGTCGAAGAGACCTATGCCAAGCAGGATGCGGGGGCCAAGGCCAGCGCGCAGTCGGCCAAGCAGCTGCAAACCAGCTACGACAACCTGCTGCAGTCCATCGCAGAGAAGACGGCAGAGCAGCGACAGGAATTGTCCAGCGGCGAAGCCCTGACCGAGTCCGACAAGATCCGCATCAAGTTCAATGAGGATCTGAAAGACAGCCTCAAGGGCCTGACAGCCGCCCAGCGCGCCAACGTGCTGGCCAAGATCGACACGCTGGCGGCGCTGGAGAAGGAAAACGAGGCCGCGAAGAAGGCAAAGAAGGCCGCCGAGGAAGAGCGCAAGTACCGCCAGGAATGGCTTGGCGTACAAGCCAAGACCGTCGAAGAGCTGGAGGCCGGCAACAAGTCCCTGCGCGAAGAGATTGAGCTGATCGGCCTGAGCGCTGACCAGCAGCGGGCGGTCCTTGAGCTGCGGCAACTGGCTGTGATCCTGTCCAAGGAACAGCAGCTGGCCGAGATGGAGCGTGCTGCTGCCTTGACCGGCACCATGACGGCCGAGCATGCGCTGCTGCAGCAGGAAATCGCCCTGCTGCGCGAGCGCCTGGCCCTGACCTCCCAGAAGGAGGGGAAAGAGGCCGCTGCCAAGGCTTCGGCCGCCAGCGTGACCGAATGGCAAAAGGGCGTTGACCAGATCGGCCAAAGCCTCACGGACCAACTGATGGCAGGGGGGCGGTCGTTCGGCGACTACCTCAAGAACCTGGCGCGGACGTTGATCCTGCGGCCGCTCATCATGCCGATGGTGCAGCCTGTTGCCGCCTACGCGGCGAACATGCTGGGCCTGTCCGATGGCGGTGGCGCGCAGGGCAATCCCCTTGCTGGTGTCAAAAGCCTAGCGGATATCTGGTCTTCGTTTTCGAGTGGCACTTCGGGCGTCGTCGCATCGGGCGTGATCGGTCTGGGCAAGCTCATGGGCAGCAGCTTCCTGGGCGAACTGGGCGCGGGCATCGCTGCAGGCGGGCAGCTCGGAATCGGAGGCGTGGCATCACTGTGGGGATCGGCCAGCGGCACTACGGCGGCAGGCATGGGCTTTGGCGCTGCCTTGCCCTATATCGGCGCGGCCGTGGCTGTTTTCTCGCTGCTCAAGAGCGGCTTGTTTGGTTCCCGTGGTCCCAACCACTCGGGCGGTGTCTATTCGACCAGGACGGACGACTGGGACGATGCCACAAAGCAGGCGCTGGGCAAGGATGCCTGGGGCAATTCTTTGGGTGACTTCACCAAGCGCGGCAACAAGGAGCTGGGCGAGCAGCTGGGCACCACGGTGAAGGCCATGGCCGAGGTCTACAAGTCTCTGGCCAAGTACGCGAGCGGCAACGTGCGCGAGGTGGACATTGCCGCAGGCTTTGCGACCAACCCGAAGTATGGCGATGAGGACGCCCACGGCTATTTCCAGATCATCGACAAGGTGACCGGCGAGGTGCTCAAGTCGTACAAAAACCGCGACCTGGGCAACGACCCGGAAAAGGCCTTCACGCAGTTCGTCGCCGACATGGGCGGCGCCCTGGTGGGCGAGCTGAAAAAGGCTGACCTGCCGGCATGGATGCGCGATGTCTTTGACGAGCTGGGCGACGACATCACGCTGGACAGTTTCAACGCGATGCTGCAAAAGGTCCAGCTCACGGCCACGGCGGTGGAGGGCTGGACAAACAACATCGTCAACTTCGGCGAGATGGGCGACAAGGCGATTGCCAAGCTCATCAAGGACATGGGGGGCATCGAGAACGCGATAGCGGGCATCGACGCCTTCTATGCCGGCTTCTACACCGAAAGCGAACGGGTCGAGAACGCCGCGAAGGTGCTGGACAAGTCGCTGAAGGAACTGAAGCTGGAGATTGACCCGCGCCAGGGCCAGGCCGCGAAAGAGCAGTTCCGCAAGCTTATCGAAGCGGCGATGGCCGCAGGCGATGTCGAGCTGCTCGCCAAGCTGCTGCCCATGGCCCAGATGTTCGGCGAGGTGGCCGATGCTGCTGGCCGCGTGCTGGATGGTTTGAAGGAGGACCGCTCCAAGCTGGAAGCCGAGTACCTGCGCGCAACGGGCCAGACGGACAAGTACCGCGAGGCCTTGCGCAAGCTGGCGACCGAAGGCATGACCGAGGCCGAGCGCGCCGCGTGGGATTACAACGAGGCGCTGCGTGCCGAGATTGCGGCCCGCGACAAGCAGACGGATCTGGAGCGGCAGTTGCTGGAGCTTTCCGGCGACACGGCCGAGCTGCGCCGGCGCGAGCTGGCCGCGCTGGACCCGAGCAACCGCGCGCTGCAGCAGCGGATATGGGCGATTGAGGACGAGCGCGAGGCCGTGACAGCGGCCCACAATTTGTTCCGGCGCGCGTACCAACGCGACCGCGATGCGCTGCAGGACCAGGCGTCTACGCTGCAAAGCACCATCAGTGCGATCAGCTCGGCCGTGGGCATGCTCAACAGCACGGCCAATGACCTGTGGGGCAGCGTGGACAGCACGCGGCAACTGCTGGCAGCGCAGGGGATGGTCTACATCGAGCGCGCGCTGGCAGGCATGCGTGCCGGGGCTTCGGTCACGGACTATGCAGGCCTGCAGGACGCCATCGGTGCAGCGCGCAATGGCATCACCAGTGGGGAGTACACCAGCGAGTTTGAACGCCGGCGCGACACCAAGGTGCTGGCGGGCCAACTGGCCGAGATGGGCGAGATTGCCGGCATACAGCTGTCGTTTGAAGAGCGGCAGCTGAAGGCGGTGCAGACCCAGATCGACCAGCTGGATGCCCTGGCCAATACCGCTGACGAACTCGTCAACGGCACGGCTGCGCTCAGCGACACGGTGCGGGGCTACTTCGACAAGCTGCTGACACTCATCACTCCCAAGACCACCACGCCAGGGCAGAAGCCCAGCGGCGGCAATGGGGGCGGGGCGGTGCTGGGTCCGGGCGGCGAGGGCAGCACCGAGCCGGTGGACGCCAAGTATTCGCGGCCGCGCTTCGATGGTGTCAGCGGCAGCTGGTACGAGCCGGTGATTGATCCGGGAACCATCAACCGCCTCGACGGGCTGTATGACAAGTACCACGCCTATGACGGCACGGGCGACCTCAACGGCCTCATGCAGAGCATGCGCGATGCAGGGGCCACGCTCTCGGATCTGGAGGCGCTCAGCGGGTACTACGCCCGGGATTGGGCGGAGGTCGAACGGATCACGGGCATCAAGCTGCCCGCGTTCGATATCGGAACCAACTACGTCCCGTTCGACATGCCGGCCATCGTGCATGCGGGCGAACGCATCGTGCCTGCGGCCGACAACCGCCGGTTGATGGCTGCGCTCGACGGTGCCGGCGGCCCTGCAGGCGGGGCGGTGCTGGAGGTGCTGCAGGCGGTGCGCCAAGGGATCGATGCCCTGCGTGAAGCCGCCGAGGCAACCGCAGGAAACACGAGCGTTCTGCCCGAATACACGGACCAGCGCGACCGCGTGAGCGGCGGCGGAAATGCGGACTACGTGGTGATTGCCAATGTGGAAGAGGTGGCCGAAGGGCTGGCGAAGGTATTGGAGAAAGGAACGGCATGAACATACTTTTGCCCATCACGATCACGGAAGCCATGATTGCGGCCGGGACCACCATCCCGGCCGTCGATGCGGGCATGGGGGAGGTGGCGTGGGTGGCCGGCGACTATGCGCTCGGCGCCCGGCTCACCTACAAGGGCTGGACCTGGCAGTGCACCAAAGCCATTGCCGGTGCTCCCGTCAATGCCTACACGCCCGACGATCCGCGCGCATCGCAGCACTGGGAAAAGGACGAAAACTCACCCACCAACCGCATGGCACCGTTTGACGAATATGTCTTCACGGCAGCCAAGCAGCGCGGGGGCCTCAAGTACGTCTTGACGCCCCCGTTTTTCAATGGCGTTGCGATGTACGGCGTGGAGGCGGACCAGACCGATATCAAGGTCTATGAGCCGGGTGCTGCGCCTGGTGCGCCGCCCATTCACTCGCATGGGCAGACCATGTGGGAGCAGGCGTTCGGCGAGTGGGAGTACCTGTTCGGCAACCTCGACAAGAACAACAAATACACGGGCTCGGGTTATCCAATCCGGCCCGTGTCTTCGTTGGAAATCACGCTCACGCGCAATGACCCCAGCGCTATGGCCGAGTTGGGCTATCTCAGCATCGGCCAGTGGCAGCAATTGCTTGCGCCGCTGTCCGACAAGGGCGGCACGGAGTTCGGTGCGGAAGTCTCGCCCAAGCGCTATGGCCTCTGGAAAGCCAATGGTGACGGCACCTACCTAAGGCAGAAGGGCCGCGTGGCCAAGCTCATCACCGCATCGGTGCTGATCAATGCCAAGGACGCCCCGCGTGTCTCGCGGTTGCTGGAAAAGATCATCGATATCCCCGTGGCTGTCGAAGCCAGCGATCTGCCGCAGTACGGCCATATCTCAACGGTGGGTTTCGTCACCGGCACGGTGCGCGCCGAGCGCGCCACTTACGCAAGAGTCAATATCAAAGTAGAGGGCAACGTATGAGCCTGATCCCTGAAATCCCGGCAGCACCCTTTGTGCCGCTGTATCCGGCCCTGGGGAGCCTGAATTTCAACCAGGAGGCCTATGCCTATGGCACGGCCATGCCTGGCGTGACGACGCGGCTGCGGGAGATTGCAGCCGCATGCCGTGAGTGTGCCCTTGCCGCCCGTGAGGATGCGATGTCGGCTGAGGCCTCGCGCATGCTGTCAGCGCAGCAGGCTGACCAGGCGATGAGTTACCGCAACCAGGCGAGCGCCTCTGCAGTCGCCGCTGAGGCTTCGCGTGTGGCTACCCAGAGTTTTGCTGCGACTGTGGCTGGAAATGCTGTATTGGTGACGGACCGTCTTCTAGGCGGACGGGCTATAGCACCCACCACAAACAGCCAGGGCGGACCTATCTCTGTGGGGGCTATGTACTTCAACACGGGTAGCAATCCAGCACTCAAAGATAAGTGGTTCATCTGGAGCGGATCGGAGTGGAAGCTGGGGCCAGGAGACTACTCAGGCGCCTTCGTACCTCTTGCGGGCGCGACGATGGCCGGCCCGCTCAAGGTACGTCCTAACGCGACTGGAGAAGAGGCGCCGCAGGCACAAGAGGTGGTGCAGAAAATCGGCCCGTTCAATCAAGGCGGCGAATTGATGGGTTCGGCGACGTTCGGGCAATGGTCTTCTTACGCTGCTGTCAACAAAGCGAGCATGGGGGCCGACTGGCCATTCCGCAATAACATCGCCGATATCCCGATTCACTGGAATGCTTTGACGTTCGGGATCTCTACGCGAGGTACGCAGATTGCTTCACAAGCGTTCGCCATACCTGGCATAGCGGGTGACCTTGCGATCCGCACAAAGCATGACACTGGATGGTCACTTTGGAGTCGAATCTTTACGGATACGACTGTCATAGAGCGCGAGAAAGTCGCAACTGTGCCCGCAGGCACCACGACTTACAGCGTGGATCCTTCCGAGGGTAGCGTGCACTATGTCGTGATCAACGGCTCCGTGACCTTTCAGCTACCAGCGCAAGGCCGTCAACTGGGTGACCAAGTGACTCTCCGTGTCTACAGCCAGGGCGGCGTGCGGTCAATTGGACTGTCGCTGAACGTACAGCTCCCTGTTGGACAGCCCTTTCCCACGTACGCTGCAAATCAGATCGTCACGCTCGTGCTGTTTTACGGCCGACAGAACACTTGGGATTGCTTCTACGCTGGGGTACATGCAGGATGATCGCGCGCTGGCTTATGGCTGCTGGTCCCAAGACCACACGTCTCACCATCTCGGCAAGCGTGCATAACCCCGACATTCGAGCGCTTGCAGTCGCTGCCGGTTGGGGCGGGGCAGGAGGGATCGAACTGACGATCAATGCTGGCGTCGATGTTGTTGGGCTGCGGGTTACAAATCTCTCGCACGACATGCTCAAGGTCATCAATCGCGGCCGCATCGGCGGCCAGGCGGGCGGTGGAGTGGGGTTGTGGACCGATATCCGTTTTTCCCTTGATAACTCCAGCGGCCAGATCCTCGGAAGCGGCGGTAATGGTGGCGACGGGGGGGGCGCCTCGTGCTTCTATAACGGTAGCTACATAGGCGCAGCGGGGGGCGCTGGTGGTTCAGGTGCGGGCTTTTGGGTCTCGGGCAACAGCGTCTTTTTCCAGAATGCTCAAGCGGGTTGGGAGGGCGGCTACCAGGTCTACACCGGAGCATTACTTGGGGGACACACAGCACCGTGGGTAAGCGGCGGTACTGGAGGCGGCGGTGGCGCTGTGGGCTACCCGGGCTTTTGGGGGGAACCTGGCAGCTACGGCGGTTCGGCAAGCGGCGCGGTCAACGAGGGGGGGTATAGCGGCAATTCTGGGGGTGCGGCTGTGCAGGGCAACTCGCTCATAACTTGGATATCCCTGGGCACCGTCACTGGTTCCAGGGTCTGAAAGGCAACCGATGTATATCGACAAAGACACAGGAACCTATCCCCTGAGCGAAGCGGATATTCAAGACTTGAACCCGCGCGTGATGATGGCTCATCACCTGGAGCAGTACGCACTGGTCGTGCCTGCCCCGGTCCCCGAGCATGACCGCGAGACGCATAAGACTATTGAAGGCGCGCCGATAGAGGTCGATGGTCAGTTCGTCCAGCAATGGGAAATCGTCCCCTTGTCTTCTACCGAACTGGCGGCCATAGCGAGGGCTAAGGCGCGGGCTGAACAGGAGGCGCGAGACGCTGCGAGGGTACGAGTGACGAAGCGCCAGGCGCTGCTCGCGCTGTTTGACCTCAAAGGCATCAAGGAAGACGCGATCCTGGCGGCCATTGATGCGATCCCTGACGAGCACGCGCGCTATCGCACGCTTGTGGACTGGCAGGGCGCCGCAACGATTGAGAACGACAGCCCGACGGTGCTGCTGCTCGCTGGAGCGCTCAACATCACTGCCGATTTGCCCGCGCTCTTCGAGTACGCCGAGGCCATGTAGCCGCCGCGCCGACACTTCAACACCAACCCGCCTCGGCGGGTTTTTTCATGCCCGGAGGAGGGCACATGGACAACAACTGGTTCGATCAACTTCTACCCAAAGTGCCGGGGATTCTCGGCAGTGCAGGAGCGCTTATGTGGATGCAAGGTACATGGCCGCGTAAGGGGGCAATGCTGGTGCTCGGGATCGCGGCGAGCAACTACGGTACGCCTGACTTCGTGGTGGCGACAGGCCTTTCCGAGGGCCTCGCCGGCTTCGTCGTCGGCATGTTCTCGATGACTGCGGCCGACTGGGTGTTCCGGGCGTGGGATCAGTTTGCGCTCGGGCCGCTGCTCAATGAGTGGGTGCGCAAGCGCCTGGGCTTGCCGCCAAAGGATGGGGGGGCTGTATGACTCCCCATTTCAGCCTTGCCGAACTCACGGCCAGCGCCACGGCGCAGCGCCAGGGCCTGGACAACACGCCCACGCCCGAGGCCATGCAGCGCCTGGCACTTACGGCCGCGATGTTGGAGCGCGTGCGCGCGCACCTTGGCGTGCCTCTTATCGTGACCAGCGGCTACCGCTCGCGCGCTGTCAATGCTGCCGTGGGCGGCGTCACCAGCAGCGACCACGCCATCGGCGCGGCCGCCGACATCGTGGCGCCCCAGTTCGGCATGCCCTACGCCGTGGCCAAGGCCCTGGCCCCGCACGTCAACGCGCTGGGCATCGGGCAAATCATCTATGAGAGCGTGGGCGGCAAGCACTGGGTGCACCTGTCCACACGCACGCCGGACAAGCCGGTCAACCGCGTGATTACCGTCAGCGGCAAAAGCACGCTGGTGGGCATACAGGAGGTATAGCCATGCATAAATCAACTGCTGGCGCGCTGCTTGCCATCGCCCTGGCTGGCTGCACGGTCGTGCCTGCTGGGAGTGCGGTGCAGGCGTGTGCACTGCTCGACATTGCAGCCCGCGAGGCTGATCTTTCGCCAGCTTGGTACACCCGCGCCGGCCAGCTGCTGCACGTCTGCGGCGTGCCCGATGCCCTGGCGCAAGCAGAGCTTGCCGCGTGCGCGGCGCAGGCTCGCAATGGCTACCCCAGCGACTGCGAGGCGCAGCCATGATGGCCCAGCTCAAGGCCTATACCTGGCAGCTCCTCGCCCTTGTGCTGGCCGCGCTGCTGCTTTGGCAGAGCGTTGGCCATCTGCTCGCTTTGCGCGCGGCCGACAAGGCCCGCGCCGACCTGGCTACCGAACGCGCAGACGCAGCTGCAGCGGCCGCCGAAACCTCCGAGCACTATCGAAAACTGGAAGGCACCTACCGTGAAAAACTCGACTCCATCACCCGTGAGGCGCATCAGGCACAAAACCGCGCTGCCGCTGACGCTGACGCTGCCCGCGCTGCTGCTGGCCGGCTGCGCGGCGACCTCGCCGACTACATCACCGCTCACCGTGCGGCCGCTAATGCTCGCGCCGCTGCAGGACAGTGCACGCCAGACGCCGGCGCCCTCGATTTGCTTGCCCAGCTGCAGCGCTTCGCTGATGAGCGAGCGGGAGAACTGGCGCGCCTTGCTGATGATGCCCGCATCCGCGGCGGCGCCTGCGAGCGAGCCTATGACGCCAGCCAGGCCATGATGCAGGCGGATCACCAACAGGACTACTAGATCCAACTGCTGATGGATCGGCGGCGCAAACGGCTGCAATAGTTTACTGAGATAGATTGCCGCAGTCCGTCCTCTCCATGGGAGGCTTGGCCTGATCCAATAGACGAGCAGTTTCTTGGCTGCGGACGTGAGCCAAAAAAGCGAGGAAGATAGTGAGGGCTGAGAAACAAAGACAGACTATTCCCAGTGGCCTTGATAGCGAAGAGATGCCTGTGGAAAATGACAACACCGAGAGAAACAGAGCCATTAGCAGCAAGTGAAGAGACTGCAGTCTGTTTCGAATTTCGGATGCCTCCGCTTGGCGTCTTTCTTCTGAGCTACTTTTTAACCGCTGGAGACGGATTTCCCACGCTCTACGACGTGTATCGGACCTGCTTCGCCACCATGAAGACGCTCCTGATAACTTCTTGTCTAGAGCCCCCTTCAAATATGAAGAAATGAGGTTGATAGCTATTCCTGCAATAACTACGCTAACCCACCATATTGGCTTTGATAATTCGTTAATAATTTCGGTCAATTGAGATTCCTGCTTTATATTAGATGTCCTCTTGGGCACCCCCGGGGGTGCTGGGTGGCAAGTGATTTTCGTGCAGAAATAGAAGCTGTCAATCCTCCGGGCAGCGTTCCGTGCTCCAGTCGAGAGTCCTATGCGAGGAAGCTAAAACGGTGCAGGAGATTTTTCAACAGAAACCGGTCCCAAACCGCTGTATACCCGGTCCCCGTCCAAGTCAGTCACTACAAACCAATCGGGCAGAACCTCGTCGATGAAATAGTGCTCCGGCAGGCCGGGCAGGATCTTGACTTCAGGCAGACCAAACGATCTGGGCATTGTGAGCAGAGTCGGGTATAGCTCAACTTCACGAGGCATTTTCATACCAGTCTCCCGAGGTTAGGTTCGTGCTATTGGGATGTCTTGCAGAGCCGTGGTGTAGCGTGGTGTTCGGCGGTCCTGGCGCATGCCCCATCCCGACTGCTGCAGCGTGCTGGCCATGCCCACGGTGCCCTTGCCGTAGCGCCCGTTGAGCCGGTCCATGGCCTCCATGAGTGGGCTGTGGTCGCGTGCATAGTCGTTGGCCTCATCAAGCAATGAGGTTTGCTTCACTGTCACGGGGGATAGATCAAGCAGCATCACGCCGGCCTTCGACAGCTGATAGCCGGGCTCGTAGATCTTGGCGATGCCGCGCGCAGCGGCCCGCACCAGCATGGCTGTGTCGCTGCTGGGGGCCGGGAGTTGGACAGTGGTGCTGCGGGCAAAGCGTGGGCCTTCGCGGAATGGGCTGGTGTGCGCGAAGACATGCACAGCCCCGGCACGGTGGTCTTGAGCGCGCAGCTTTTCTGCCGCACGTTGGGCAAAGGTGGCCACAGCCTCCACAAGCGGAGCCAAGTCGCTGACAGGGCGGCCGAAAGACCGCGTGCACGCAATCTGCTGCTTCGGTGGCGGCTCGTGCTCCAGGCTCAGGCAGGGCGTGCCCTGCAGCTCGCGCGCTGTGCGCTCCAGAACGACGCCAAAATGCGCACGCAGCAAAGGCTGGGGTGCGTGCGCAAGGTCCGAGGCCGTGAAAATCTTGTGATCGAGCAGGCGCATCTTGATTCGTCGGCCCACGCCCCAGACTTCGCTCACGGGGACGCTTTCCAGCAACGACTGCAGCTGTGCTGGCGATAGCTCGGTGAGGTTGCATATCTGTGCCAACTCCTTCGGATAGCTGCCGGGCTTGCGCTCAGAATCCTTTGCAATGTGGTTCGCCAGTTTGGCCAAGGTCTTGGTTGGGCCGATGCCAACACATGTTGGGATGCCCACGCCCCGCAAGATGCGATCACGGATTGCCCATGATCTGCGTGTCACGTCGTGCACGCCAGCAAGGCCAATAAAGCATTCGTCGATGCTGTAAATCTCTTGTTCTGGCCCAAGGCCTGCGGCAAGGGACATCATGCGGTCGCTCATGTCGCCGTACAGCGCGAAATTTGCGGAAAGGGCAACCAGTCCCTGGTGCACGCGATGCTTGACCTGGAAGAAGGGCTCTCCCATTTTGATTCCGAGGGCTTTTGCTTCCTCGGATCTTGCTATTGCGCACCCGTCATTGTTGCTGAGCACGATCACAGGTTGTCCCTTGAGGGATGGCCGAAAGACGCGCTCACAAGAGACGTAGAAATTGTTGCCGTCAAGCAGGGCAAACAT